CGGCCGAGTTCGAGAATACTATTGGCCTACGCGTGGTCGTTTACCATCGGATGGATGGCGGCCATCATGTTGAAAAGTTTACCGGACGCTTGTATGCTCGTGTAATGGCATACCGCGCTGGCAAGGCGGCAGAAGCCTACCAGCAGTTACCATCCTGTTTCAAGCGGCAGCGGTCATCGGGCCGTACAACACCCGAGTCACCGCGCTCTAAGCGTATCCGGAATGGTTCCGGTCCCGACTTAACCTTGGCTTTCAACAACCCTAACTTTGGGTGGCAACCTTGTGGTGATTGCTTGCCCACAGGCGCACTCGATTTTACAACTTGGGCGCAGCCTGTAAAACCCGAACGTGAAAAGTGTCCTGGCGAAATACCATGCGCCGCCATGGACGCGCTCGATTTGACTGCAGACACTCCCACCAAGCACATGCCACGTTGGCCTGTGCAAGCTGTGGATGCTATCGGGTTGCCGCGTATGGCAGCACCACTTCATCCAGATGTGGTTGATTTGCCACCGGCTAACCCTCATCGAACTTGGGTTCAGGCCAAGTTGATGAATCGAGACGAACGACTCGAAGCGCGGGCTAAAGGCCTGAAGGTAGATCGCGAATTAACAGCTTATCTACAACTAAAAGCGATGTACCTTCCGCGCACGAAGGAACTGTGGGCCACCCTCAAACGTGAGGCAGAGCGGTTCCTTAAGGACTACGACCTTACCGGTATGGACCCCATGGAAGTGCCAGAAATGGTTGCCCGGTCCATTGGAGCTGCGTTCCCACCTGTGAAAGGGGAGCAGGCGGCACGCGAGCATTTGAAACCAGACGACATGGGCGAGCTGGTTTATCGCGCCACCCAATTGGTGGTTGACGGGCGTGTGGGCAAGAAGGGGCTGTTATCCTGGCTTCCATTCTTCAATAAGACGAGAATGTTGCCCCAGTTGCCACACACCGATTAACGGCGCCCGGGTATCCGTGTTGCAAGTTGTCTTTCAAGACAACCGTTAAAAGCTATGCGCGACGGCTGCAGCACGGAGCTTCGGGCCGACTATTACGGGCACCCTCCCAGCCGTAAATTAGTCCGAATTGTAGATATTCCCGAGTCCCTCAAGCGAGAATACGGTGTATGGGATAATTGTAGTTGCAATCAACTTGTTTCCCTCACTAATAGGCATATGTTTGATGATACATCTTGTCACATTACGCCAGTTGGGCTATCAGGGCTAGAGCGCGCATTAAGCGCCATTGACACCGAAATCGGGTCACTAGTTCCCTGTAGTTATGAGTATGTAATTGCCCATCGTACTGGCGCTCGTAGAAAGAAGTACCAACAAGCATATGATTCTCTCCGGCGTAACGCACTCAACCCTAAAGATGCCATTGTACATATGTTCGTGAAGGCTGAAAAGGTTGATGCTGATGAGGTTGAGACTAAAGATCCACGTGGAATACAATTTCGATCCACTCGTTTCAACCTCGAGTACGCCCGTTATTATCATCCCTATGAACAAGCATTATATAATGCTCGTGGTCGCGATGGGAAACGCGTTATAGTTAAG